CAAGCTCACGTTCTTTTAACAACAACTCTGCTAACTTAACGCGGCGTTGAAACTCTTTATCAGATTCATTTGGTAACTTTGCAACTGTATCGTAAGGGAGCAATTCTGTTTCCACTTGATTCTGTTGTACACGAGATACAATTTCAGCGGTTTGTGCTTGAATGTTTTCAACTGTTGCTTGCTTCTGAGCCATTTCCATCTGCATCGCCATCTGTTGCATTTCTTGTTGTTGTGGATTTGGCTGATTCGCTTGACGTAACCCTTCAATAATTTCTTCACGGTTACTCAGATTCATGTTGTCTACAATTGACTCAATCAACATTGGATACATTGGAGACTCAGGTGACATTGTTTGCAACAATTGTACTAACTGAGTGACTTCATATTCACGAGCAATAATACCCAAAGAGCTTGAAGCAACAAATTTAAAGTCTTGTACCGGATACAGTTCAGGTGTAAACTGCATATAACGGTGGGCGGCTTTAGTCACAAAAGGCAGTAAGAACGAGTCTTGAAAGTTAATCAGTGTACGCTTGTGACGCTTAATGATAGCACCCAGTGACATTGAGATACCTGCCGCTGTCGCATCACCATTGATTGAACCCGGAATACCTGCGGCATCAATTGCACCTGTAGCCATCTGAACCATCTGCTGTAAAGTAGCGGCTTGGTTAAATGTATTAGGATCAAGCTGACCAAAATTAAATGGTTGTAGGATCTCAGCAGGATTACCATTAGTCAAGATTGCTTTGCCCGGACGTACCTCTAGCTTAGCACCGCGAGGGAGCCTAGAAGCATCTACAGCCATCATTGGATGCACAGTCAATGCCAAGGCATCAATACGTGCGCGTAGTTCTGTGTCAAGGGCTTTCTGTGCGTTGTAACCTTTTTCACAGATGCCACGTCCCCAGAAACGACTAGGTACTACATCCCAAGGAAATGCTACAATAGGACGGTCTTGCATCATGTATGGGTTTTCTTCTGCTTTGAGAAGTACACCACCATTAGCAATAATTACTACAGCTTCAACATAGGTTGATTCTTCTTCGCCTGTCTCAATAGTTTCTTCATCTTCTTCGCGCTGTGCTTCATACAACAAATCACGTGGTACAAGGCCATAGTATTTTGTTAGACGGACTTTATCATCCATGTAGATAGTAAGGTCTTGGTCTGGCTCAATGTCCGTGTCAGGAGCCGCTACAGAAACGTCAACGTCAAAGTAAATACCTTGTTCCTGTGCTTGCTCTACTTGGTGTAACGGTACGAACTCATCAATAGCGACACCCAATGCTTCTTCAATACTTGTAGCAACAGGATCAATCAAAAAGTTTTGAGGCATGACAGGACGAATCTTAACAATAGTGCGTGGCTGTTCCATCACACCAACTGCTGTCAACTCTCCATCCATCACAGGTTGTGTTGCAGGTTTAAGTTCTTTGACTTCTTCCAGTACAACTTCGCCAATACCCGTACCAAAAACTGCAGAGTTAATTAAACACTCGGCAATTCCTTTACGTGCTTTGGCGAACCGCATATCTTCTTCAAGTTGCGAACGCAAGATTTGTATGTCTGCTTTTTGTTGATCTTGTAAGTCATCTTTGATATCAAACCATTTACCACGACCAAATGTCGCTTCTTCAACCTCAGCAACTGCAGACTCAACAGCCTGTTGTAATGCAGGAGAAATAAGACGTGAACGCTCTGACGAACGTATTGAATCTTCTTCAGCCCAGATGCCACGCCATAGACGATAATACTCATCAAACTTTTCTTGATAGTTTGACTCAAAGTGGTTACGCCATTGGTTGCATTTGTGTATAACCCAACCTTCTAATGATGTAAGGTCTTCGTGGTTGTGATCATAGTCCATGTTAATATCCTGCTACAGGGTCTAAAATTTCAAAGCCGTCTTCTTCGTAATCGTAGTAGTACGACACCTTTGCTAACTGGTCAATGTATGCCAGAGCATCTACTAAGTCATCATGCACTAAGGCATTAGGAAACTGAAACAACTCATCAAGGAAGTTAGCAGTCCAGTCGCCTTTGTTTAATGTTATTTGTCCGTGTTCAAACCGTCCTTGCAAAGCCCACACAACACGATCAGTCTTTTTCTTGTTGCCGTGTGTCAGCTCTTCCACCCTGAAGAACCGTTGCTTTGACTTCATTAAGTCGGTGAGGTAAGGGAGTACCGCATTCTTCAATGCCCCTTTTTCGATACCAACCGCAACTGGTTGATAATGTTCTACAGCATCGAATATCTTCTTGGCGGTCTTTTTGATATCCCATCGTCCATGTACAATATCCGCTACCCACCATCCGTTCTCACTTGCTTTGACAATTGCAATTGCTGTTTGGTCAAGTTTTTTATTTTTAGATTTGGTTGCAGATTCAATATCAGCAAAACCTGCAAGGTCAACAGCAATGTAGTAGTCACCAATCTCAGGCTCTTCATCATCAAACTGTATCCAGTTTTCTTTGAATACTTCACTACCTGATGCTTCAAACGAGGCAAGAAACTCTTGACGGAATGCATAGCTAGACATTGACTTTTTAGCTGTGTCAATCTCTTCAGGGTCTAGGAGTGGGTTATCGTATGATGTAAAGTGCCACGCTTTGTAGCTATCATCATCTCCTAACTCTGCATAGTGATACAGTTCATAGAAGTGGTTACGTCCCATCGGTGTGCCAATAAACATAGCATCGCCCTTCTGGTCAGCAAGCGCAGGACGTAGAATCTGTTCCCACACACTAGGCTTCATATCCGCATACTCGTCCATTACAAGGAACTTAAGGGATACACCACGCATTGTTTCTGGTCTATCAGCACCCTTCAGTGAGATAGTGCAACCGTTAATGAGAGTGATTTGCAAGTTGTTAATGTGGGATGTCTTAATGACAGGATGCGCTAACTCTAGCAGAGTAGTCCACATAATGTCACGAGCCTGCCCCTGTGTGGGCGCAACATAAAACACATGACCACGATCAGTTTGTAATCCGTAGATAATCAACTGCCATGCGGCTAGACGAGACTTACCAGTACGCCGCCCTGCCGCTACAATCTTGAATCGTGTTGGATCGTTAAAGACTTCCTGTTGCCAAGGAAGCAACTCAACATTAAGCTCCAAACTTAGTAGCCGCCCTTGTAACCTTTCTTTGCTTTAATCCCGCGAGTAGATTTATTTGCCGTGACACTGTTACGATACTTCTCTGGATCAATGTTTGTTTTCATAATTGTCTCCAAACTTGTTGAAGGCGCAGGAGGACGACCACGGAGTTTTTCAAACTTATTGTAATCGGCTTTAGTTAAAGGGCGAGCATGACCTCTTGCACTTGGCTTTCGGTTCATAAAGTTTTCTTTGTACTTTTCGTAATCCATTATACATTCCTCATAATGTTAACTAACTCTTCGCCACGGCGTTTGACCTGACGATACCACTTTGAATCTACCATCTCATCTGCAGCCTTGGAGTAGTTTCCCTCGTTGACAGCAGTAATCATATTCTTAAACTTACCTAAGCGTGAACGCCCTAGATTAAACGCCATGTTAACCAACACACGTTGTACATTCTCAGGATGTGAGCTAAAGTTTAGGAACAATGCACTGGCATCAGTACAAGCGGCATTACAATCATCATGAAATACTTGGAGGATACGTTCATCAGTTACTGGTGTACCTACAGGCCACGTATGTTCCATGTCTTCTTCAGTGACCATGTGACCAATACCAAAGGTAGGGTAGTTTTCAGAACACAAATAGATTTCAGCGACGTACCCTTCGTGCTTAACAAGATCTTCCTTGATTTGTTCAATCAGATTCGGGGGTAACATCAATAATGTCCTCGTCATTTGTGATTACAGTCTCTCCGCCTACACCTGTAATGGTAATAGACACAGCAGAACGCCCAGTATTGTTTTTGTCTTTCTCAAAATAGCTGACGGGCAACATCCGATCCATCAACAACTTCCATGCCGCCGCCTGATTCTTATGTTCGTCATTCAATGCGGCATCCATGATTGAATCTAACACCTTTTGCGACTTCGGAGAAGCCAACATACGAGCTTTATACTCGTTGATGATTGATGCATCGCCGGGTGGTCTACCCCGTTGCCCTCGATTGCCGTCTTTCTTCGATTCAACAAGGGATTTTCTGGGTCTTCCTCGCTTCTTCGGTTGAGTATTCTCAGTCATTGCTGTACTCTATGTAGTTACTAAGTCGTTAACTCTGCATCTTAGTATTTAAAAATAATAAATGCTTCGTATTCTGTTAGAATGTTTGAAGGAAGTTATGCTAAGAGGTGCATAGGTTGCCTTCGTATCTCTAAAGTACATATATTGTAGCATACTTTTTAGGATTTGTCAAGTCTTTTCAGTACAAACAGTGCAGATTCTTACTCTCCCCATTTAACTTTAGCGGGTTTCAGGAGTCCTGCATCTCCGCAGACGCACTTTTTAGTTATAAAAACAATATACTTATAACTAAATGATAGGTAGTAAATCATTGCAAATACTAATGCGAATTATTCTTATTTACTTAATCCTAAATTCACTCTTTTTTGTGTCTGAGCAGGTACTGTATAAAATTGTAAACGCGCGCCCCCTCCCCCGCCCATGCGTCACAGGCGCACACACGCACGCAATTGCGCGCACACACGGTTCATTCTGCGCAGATTTCCGGAGTCTGCACCGTCGATGTGTGAGTGTCGAGGTAGCACCTGTCAGCGACACCTAGCAAGCAACTCTCTCGAGCAACCTGCACCGACAACTCGACAAACTCTGCACGCTGTCTGCAACTTTCACGCACCTGCACAAACCACTGTTACCCACAGTAACACCAACAGCATTACCAAACGTAACAGGTAACACATTCGCACTACGACTTAGGTCTAAGGCAATCGCTACAACCCGCATAAACACTGGGGGTCAAAAGTTGGCACGCTATCTGCAAGTATCTCAGCACATTCAAACGAAACGGAGTAAACGAAAATGAGCAACACGATCACAGTAACCAAGATCCTTGAAGTGTACGCACGAATCGAGAAAACTCGCAAACTGAGTCAAATTGTTACCACTGAGCGTCTGCGCAGAGATTATGGAGTAGAGCGCATGGCAATCTGGGAAACTCTCCAGACCATTCTCGGTCACGAAGAAATCACGGAAACCATGGATTACGTCATGAAGCTCGCACAGCGCGAAGCAGAGAAGAAAGCAAAATTTGAAACGGAGGCGGCGTAGCCGTCTCTGACAAGGAGAATAGAACCCAACTGACGAGGCTGTCTAGCTAACAGCCGAAACTCCAGAGAATCCCTCGCTCTGGAGTCTTGGGAAGCTAACACTGGAGGAAGCACCATGAATGGATATGAATCAAAAGACCACTGGCAGACAGCTCTGTGGTTAAATAATGACAAAGGGTTCTATAACCTAATGATCAACGAAACCGAAAAAGCGGTTTACATGGAGCAATCAATTGCCGGAGCTGTGGCGAATATCATTGAGCAACTACCGGAGAAAACACCAGACGGTGCGGCATGGCGTGGTGATACGATTGTTGAAC